GATAAACTAAGGAAGGCTACTATTAACTGGGTTATGGAGCCACTAGGTACAAATACTACCTCTCAATATTTAGATAAAAAATTTTGGCTGGATTCAAGCGATCGTTTGATGTATGAGGGCAAAGCACCTCAACTTTCTGAGACACGATCAGCTCGGATGCCTGCCTTCTTTGAACATAGCAATGTCAACCTCCCGCAATATGCTTGAGGCCATCTACGGTCCTGAGTTAATCACCATCCTGAAAGAGATGGAAGAAATTTACCCACCACTAAGTGCTGGTCCGACAGATCAGATCAGCCACATCATGTACCGCGCCGGTCAACGTCAAGTTGTTGACTGGCTTAAGCAAAGAATCACGGAGACAAACTAATGTGTTTAGGCGGAGGGCCATCAGCCCCATCAGTAAAACCAGTACCAGCTCCACCTCCTCCAGTTCCTGCACCTCCACCACGTGAGGCTGCTCAACCTAGGAAACCAATTGAAGCACCAGGTGAAGCACCTGATGTACAGCTAGGAGTGAAGAGACCAAAGCAAAATAGAAAGTCATTGACTACATCAAATGTAGGTGCTCAATCACCTAACACAGGTACTAAACCTGGAGCACTAAACATATGAAGGCGCGTGAAAGATATGATCGGCTATCCTCTCAACGGAATGAGTTCCTGAACGTTGCTAAGGATTGCAGCCGACTAACACTACCCTATCTAGTCAAGCTAGACGATCAGAACAACACCCACACAACTCTAAAGACTCCATGGCAATCAGTCGGAGCTAAATCAACAGTAACACTAGCCTCAAAACTAATGATGGCTTTGTTACCTCCACAGACAACGTTCTTTAAACTACAGATCCGTGATGACAAAGTAGGTGAGGAGATCCCTCCTGAAATTAAGTCAGAACTAGACCTGTCGTTCAGTAAGATTGAACGGATGATCATGGAAACCATCAGTGCCTCTAACGATAGAGTAGTAGTACACCAAGCAATCAAACACTTGATTGTTGCTGGTAATGCTCTCATCTATATGGGTAAGGATGGACTAAAGAATTATCCTCTCAATAGGTTTGTAGTAAACCGAGATGGTAATGGTAACGTCTTAGAGATTGTAACCAAGGAACTTATTAGCCGACAGGTGTTAGGTATGCCACTGCCTACACGTAAACCTGACTCTCCTGGAGATGACGGTGAAGCTGCAGGTGGCATTGATGATGACGTTGAGGTTTACACCTACGTCAAACTAGATGACAAGAGTGGACGTTGGAAATGGCATCAGGAAGTATTCGATAAGGTCCTTCCTAACAGTCAAGGTTCAGCACCAAAGAATGCATCTCCCTGGTTACCACTACGGTTCAATTCTGTAGATGGTGAGGACTATGGAAGAGGCAGGGTAGAGGAGTTCCTTGGAGACCTACGGTCCCTTGAAGCACTCTCTCAAGCACTCATTGAAGGCTCCGCTGCAGCTGCAAAGGTTGTCTTCCTTGTGTCTCCCTCATCTACTACCAAACCACAGACCCTTGCCCAAGCTGGTAACGGTGCAGTGATTCAAGGTCGAGTAGATGATGTGAGTGTTGTGCAGGTTGGCAAGACAGCTGACTTCCGAACCGCTGCAGAGATGGCACAGACTATCTCTCAACGTATCTACGATGCTTTTCTAGTTTTAAATGTCAGACAGTCTGAGCGCACAACAGCGGAAGAGGTCCGCCTCACCCAACTCGAACTCGAAGGTGCCCTCGGGAATATATTCAGCCTTCTAACAGTTGAGTTCCTTGTTCCTTACTTGAACAGGAAGCTACTGGTACTGACTAGATCAAATAAGATCCCATCTATTCCTAAGGAGTTTGTACAACCAACCATCGTGGCTGGTGTCAATGCTCTAGGTAGAGGACAGGATCAAGAGAGTTTAATTCGATTCATCACTACGGTATCCCAGACAATGGGACCAGAGTCAATTGCTAAATACATTGACCCGACTGAATACTTGAAGCGGCTAGCAGCTGCACAAGGTATTGAAGTAATGAACCTAGTGAAGGATCCACAACAACTACAAGCAGAGATGCAGCAACAGCAACAGCAAGCTGCACAGCAAGAGTTGGTTAAGCAAGCAGGTCAATTTGCTAGCTCACCAATGATGGACCCAAGTAAACAACAACCTAATGACGAATCCCAAGCCAGTCCGGAAGCAGGCGGTGAAGAAGAAGCCGCTGCCGGACCCAGCTCCTGAGACTATCAGGCCAAAACAGAATAACTATGCACCCACCATGCGGATCACTCCTAGTGGTCAAAAGGTAGTACCACCCGGCACCAAGGTCACGACTGTGGGACTTGGAAACTTAACTGTAGAAACTAATGGCAAACGAGATTACACTGGTATCTGATGAACCAATTGAAGGCGAGTTTAATGAAGAAGAACAGGAGGCTCTAGCTGTTGGTGAAGAACTAGCAGAAGCAGAGTCTCAACTACTCGCTGGTAAATATGAGAACGCTGAGCAACTAGAGCAGGCATACATTGAACTGCAACGGAAGTTAGGTGGTGGTGAAGAAGAACCAGAACAAGAAACAGAAGAGGAAGTAGAAGAGGAGGAGGTTGAAACACCTGTTGCTCAAGGTCTCATCACTGATGCTTCCTCTGAATATGCAGAGAACGGACAGCTGTCGGCAGAGACGATGGCTAAGTTCTCGGAGATGAGTACCAGTGATTTGGTACAGGCTTACATTGAGATGCAAGCCAATCAACAATCAGCACCAGAAGCACCTGATCTAACTGAAGCAGAAGTTAATTCAGTCAAGAACTATGCAGGTGGTGAAGAGTCATACACACGGCTAATGCAATGGGCTGGTGAGAACCTCCCAGAAGCCTCTGTATCAGCCTTTGATTCCGTAGTGGAGAGTGGCAACGTTCAAGCAATTCAGCTTGCTGTAGCCGGCGTGAGGGCTGAGTACGACCGTGTTAACGGTGTTGATGGTGAGCTACTTACAGGTAAAGCACCAACACAAACTGCGGATACATTCCGTAGCCAAGCAGAAGTAGTTAGAGCGATGAGTGATCCTCGCTACGACGATGACCCTGCTTATCGACAAGACGTATTTGAAAAACTAGAGAGAAGTAACAACGTTCAATGGTAGTAACAACAGAACAAGGAAACCGTACAAACATCTGGGCTAAGGAACCCGTAATGCAAATCATGGAAGTAAACGAATTACACAGTGAGAAAGCTGAACGTCTTAATGGACGGTTCGCAATGATGGGAGTCATCGCAGCACTCGGTGCTTATGCAGTGACCGGACAGATCATTCCGGGAGTTTGGTGAATGATATTTGGGACAGCAGTAGCTCTCCTAACTAGCTTCTATGGTCCTGGTTTTAATGGGAACCTGACAGCTAACGGAGAGATCTTTAATCAGAACGCAGCAACAGCTGCTCATAAAACACTTCCCTTTGGCACCCAACTTAAGGTGTGCTACAAGGGCTGTGAAACTGTACGCATTAATGACCGAGGACCATTCATTGGTGGACGGCAACTAGACATCAGTCTAGGTACTGCAGTACGGATTGGTTTGTATAACCGTGGTGTTGATTACACAACAGTAACCAGGCTAAGTTAATGGGAAGGAAACCCGGACAGTCTTATATACAAGAGCTGAAGATTCAACAAAGAGAAGAATGGAAACAAAGAGGTGGCAAACCTCCCAAGGTTCTTCAATGGAAAGACTTACCTAAACAGGTAAAGAAAAAAACTAAAAAGAAAACAGCTTAATCGGATTGGGAGCACCTCAGAGTCGGACTCCCTTTTCTTTGCCTGCCCTGGCTTTAAACGGGTCTTACTTAATATGCCTCAATACATTATGCACTATTACTTTAATGACCGCTTCAATCGCTTTACAAAAACAGAATAATACATGGCAACAATTTATTGACTGGGTAACCAGTACTAACAACCGCATTTATGTTGGTTGGTTTGGCGTGCTTATGATCCCTTGCTTGCTTGCTGCAACGACCTGTTTCATCGTCGCCTTCATCGCTGCT